GACGTGCTGCCAACCGCTGCTGTGCCGCCAACGCCAGTCTGGGCTGTGTTGATCACTTCAAAGTTAGATATTTGACCCGTAAACGCTGTTCCAGCAATCCCAACATTAGTTGTTAATCTGCGATCAGCAAATATGTCGTAATTAAATCCAATAAATATTTCGACATTTTCTGGGTCATTGTCTGGCCGTGGATTAAACAGGGCCGTGGCATCAACAACATTTTTAGCAGGCGTTAATTGTGGGTTTTTTGGCTCCCAATCTTCTGGCGCTACGCGCAGGCCGTCCCAAGTCGTTTTTAATTGCGTATAGGGAACCCGAAGGCCACTTCTATCGCTTATCGCTTGAGATTTTTTGCCCCGTGCGTATTTTGCCATTAATATAAATTCAGCGCAGTTGGCTGAACCCTCAAACTTACGCCATCGTTATCTGACGCTGCCGCAAACGTGAATGCCCTTTCGTAGATTTCGTTTAAGACTTGAAACCTATCGGGGGCGTTTTTCAACGCCAGCTTGCTTGCAAGACCCGCGCAGATGCAGTCGCTCCAGCGATATGGCACGTCAGCGTCTTGATTGCTGGCCGTGATGTCATCTAGTTGGTTTACTGACCAATAATTTAAGCTGTATGTGGTCACGTCTGGTATTTGCCAGATGTAAATCAGCGGCGTATATTGCTTATCCAGCATATACTGTGATGGCTTTCCCGAAGATGTTTTGTTTGGCAGTTGGTTATAATCCGCAATGGACACACGATTGATAATTTGGTCAGACGTGTCCGTGCCTGCGCTATCTCTAATGACGGCGTCCATAATGTCGATGGTGCCAGCAGGAAGCGTGTACGGCGTTGTCTGGTCTTTTACCAGCGTCAGGGTTCTTTGCTCTACTGCCCAGTAATTGATGCCTCTGTTGGCCCACTCACTAAACAACAGGTTTAGGCTGCGCCGTGCAGATACAGCTTTGTAACCTGTTTGGGTTTGCGGATCGATACCACACCGCTCAAATGCCTCTGCGATGATTTCTTCAACATCTGGGCGAAACGCTACTGTGCCTGATAGTGCCATGAAGCAATCCTATGCGTAATGTTTTTTCATCCGCATGACGATATTATATGTATCGCCAGCGGCCCCAAGGCCAGTTGTTGTGAACAGGACATCACCAGTTGTGCTTCCATATTCTACAGTTGACGGCAATCCACCAAACTTGCTGAAGTCTTGGTATCCAATATCATCAGCAGCCATATGCATCATTATGACATCTGTGCCTGCGTCTGCTTCTACCATGACTGTCATGCCTTGGATTATCCACCAGCACTCCAGAAGACTTACCGAATTGCAGGACGCACCGTTTGCGTTTTTTGCCAGAGTTGAGACATCAACTTTTTTCACGGCATCTTCATCGCCAGTATCAACATATTGCAATTGGAATGCCATGACTACTTCACTGGTGTTTTCAGTAATCGTTTTTATGCTTGTAATGTTAGCCATCTATGACCCTCCTATAAATTGTTGATGGGGCCGAAGCCCCACCAATTAAGATGCATCCGAAGAGCTAGATATTCCAAAGAATTTTAGAACAATTACTGTATCACCACCGGGATCACCTGACACAACAAGTTCAACTTCATCGCCTACAAGGCCACTTGCGCCTGTCGTAAAGCCTGACATGCCCAACACACCGTTGCATCCAAAGAAGCCTTTAAATCCTACGCTGTTAACTGCAACACTAATGCCGTCTACATAACCGTCTGTATCTGCATCAGTACCAATGTCTTGAAGATTAACTGCATTTGCAGCCGCAGTAGTTACTGCAATGGTTACGCCCATAGGAATAAAGTTAACTGGGATACCAATGGCCGCTTCTTTGCCTGTGGTTGCGCCATTTGCAACAGTTATGGTTGCTTCATATGTTTGAAGCGTCATTGTGCTTGTGACAGCGCCTGTTGTTGTATTTTTCGTAATGTCTTGAAAGCCATTTTCAGACCGTACTGGGCCTGTGAATGTTGTATTAGCCATGATGATCTCCTGTCGTGGCAAGTGTCAGCCACATTGTGCGGCTGTCAGGGATGTCGGCACAATACAACAGGTCTGAACAAAAAGAAAGGGCGATCCGAAGACCGCCCCAGTTTGACCCAACAAGGAAGAGGAGAGTGGGTTGTTTATGCTGCGCCTTCGGTTCCAAATAAGGCGCGCCAATCGGTGAAGCCAAAGCTATATCTTTCGCGTACCTTGTAACGGACGTTGCCAGTCTCAAAGTCGCCTTCCATACCCTTTTTCATTGCTGAACGGGTGAAATGCTTCAGACCATCTGGAACGTCAGTTTTAATAAAGAACGCATCAGCATCAGTCAAACGGCGCATGATGTGATAGCCCTGTGGCAAATAACCACCAGCCTTAATCGCGTTGATGTCGTTATCGGCAGTGCTTGGACGCAATGCTGATTCCAGCAGACGCTCTGCGGTGAACTGATAGGCAGTTGGAATAACCAATTGCATACCCTGCGCCGCAATGCGAAGGCCACGATCATCTTTCATGTCGCTGATGTTAATCAGGATCGACTCAAGAGATGTCTCGGACAGATCAGCCGCCGTGGCAAGCACGTTAGACTGGTTGCCGTTCTGTGTTGGGTGCGATGCACTCAACAAAGTTTGACCGTCACCACCAGTAAATCCAGCGGCTTGAGCGTTATTCAAGACGTTAGCGGCCTTGATCTCTTTGGTCGATGCCATTGAACGTGCCAGCGCCTTTGTGTAGCGCGAAGCCAGCGAACCATACTGACCATCTTCTTCAGCTTCCTCAGTGATTGAGAACGCCAAGGCGATGGTTTCGTGCTGGTAACGCGCAGTCCACTGTTGGCTTGCGCTGTCGTAAGAGACGGCTCCACCTTCAGTTTTTGTTGGCGCTTGTCCAAATCCACTCAAAAGTACGTCTTCCTCGTAAGCCTTTTGAGAGCTATTCGATTCAAAGACGGCCTCGTATTCAGCGGGATAGCTGTCGTACTCAAGTCCAAAGAGAGTGTTCAGACCCGGCTCTAGAGTTTTTGCAAAACTCGCTCTATTCATTGCCATTGTTCATGCCCTCCTTATATACCAGCGGTGGCTTTGAGAATATGCTCGTTTACAAGCACCTCAACCACTGCGTTTGCGCCGAAAGCATTATCTGGTGAATCATACAATGCGATGATTTTGGCACTTGCTGTGCCAGTACCCATTGTTGAGTTCAACTCAAACGCTGACCTTCCAGTTATTGTGGAACCTGTTCCAGCAACAACATCGGCGCAGTTGCCGATATTTGTCTGTGCAGGCGATCCATCAGACTGGACTTTATACACGATATATGGATCGTCATAAACATATGCACATATATCTGTAGCTGTTGTTCCTGACGGCCAATATTCACTGTATACATATGAACCATCAGAGGCAGTGTACGACACACCGTCAAACACACCGATATTGTTGGTTTCTGTCGCAGTGTGAGGTGTGATAACCCCATCTGCTGTCAGAATGCAGAGATCACCCGAAAAGATGTTCTCAGCCAAACCAGACGTAATGGTATATTTATTGGTGCGAGGTGCATTACCGCTCATGTGACGGACGGGTACAAACCCGAATGCGGCGTCTACATTTGCCATTTTTCGCTCCTATAGCGTTAAGGTTAATCGCTCATGGCAGAAAGTGTTCTGCCGCGACTTACTTCGGACTTACGTTCTTGATAGAACGTCTGCCCACTACGCCGTCCAAACGCATCAAGCTCTCCTGCGACTGCTTCATTTTGCTCTTCGTTTTTGCCTTCGTAATACCGTTTTTGCGCGGCATGACGTTCCTTTGGCATTTCGCAAAGCAACATTCCTTCAATCCCAATTGATCCTGTCCACTGCCCATGATTGATAGTCGGAAACAACTTTTCTTTCACAGTGTCAGCAGAGCGTGGCTCCCAACCTTCGCGCATTCTTTTATACACGTTGTCGGGGGTGTCTTTCCCTTGAATCGAGGTTGCGACCCAGCGTTGGACATAGCCGGGACGGGCTTCTGGTGCGTCCAACAGTGCTGGTGGTTTCCACGCCGCTTCTGTGCGAGATTGCTCGTCGCGGGTGGAAGATCGTGATTGTTCTGCACGAACATTTCTTTTCTCAGGCATGACTATTGTTCCCTCTGTTGACGGCGAATTTCGGCTTCATATTTCTTGAGACCACGTTCATCGTTTATACCAAGTTCCCTAGCCATTCTAAGCTGCTCTTGCGTCATACGCACACGATTGCCCTTGTAAGCTGAAGACCCGCCCGTAGTGGGGGCGACTGGAGACCTACCTTTTGGTCTTTGCTTCGGACTTGGCCCTGACTTTAACTCAGGAAATACTTTTTGTAAACGTCCGTTAAGTTGCGCGTAATATTCGTCGCTATTCTTGTCGAACCCTTCCAAATCTAATTGCACATCTATGGCCCGTGCAGCGGCTGTTTCTCGTTCAAAGCCTGTGGCATTAAACCAGTTATTTTGC